ACTAATAAGTGTATTAAATTCTTGTAGTGATGGTAATTGATTTATATTATCTTCAAATCCATCAGTTTTACCATTTTCAATAATTTTGTTGATCACCTCTATAGGAATTGTTTCTTTAAATATTTCAATCAATTTATTAGGAGATGCGTCGTTGATTTTTTGTAAAATCTCATTTCTTTCGATAAGTAATTTTTGCAATATAAACGGATCTCCTTTGTTTGCAAGTATTTTTTTTTGTTCGTATACTGTTTTTTTTTGTATTCTATAATATTCTCTATACAGTTCTTCCAACATAACACTCATTTTTATATACTATACTTATATTTTTTTCTAAACAGAAAGACTTTCAATAAATTAGATACATAGTATTATCCGCACTTAATTAAAATAATAAACAAACTCATACTTTTTACTAAACCATATCTAGTTTCATTTATCTAGAAGTGTTCTATTTTGTTTTCCTATATACATTTTTTATAAGACTTCCTTCTTTTTGTTTTTTTGGTTTTCTTTTTTGTTTTCTTCTTGGTTTTCTTCTTTTTCCCACCACTTAACTTTCTTCTTTTAGGTTTTCTAACTGGACTAAATCTTTCTACTGGACTAAATCTTTCTAGTGGACTAAAATTTTTTGTTTTAGTAAGCATTTCTGTGCCTCTTGTATATATGTTGTTATTTACAGAAATTCTATCAACATATGGTCTTAAACTTTCAAATTCTAGAGGAGGTAACTCTTCTGCCACACTCTGGAAATATCTTCGTGAATTGTTAAATAGTGTATTTTTTAAATACTGTTTGTGTATATTCTCTCCTAAACAAGTATGCAAAAAAATATAAACATGTTTATCTGTGCGATTATGTTTTCTACGAATTTCAGGTAGTTTCTTATTTATTACATCGTGTAAAGTTTCACCATATGGTTCTACATCTTCGTGTTCAATTATTCTCTGAGTATCACCGTTAAAATAATATATTCCACTGGTTCCACCTGGTTTTATGTTTCCAGGTGTTGTAATTGTTCCATATTTTGCACTGATTTTTTTTTGTTGGTCTGTCAATTGAGAGAAAACCATATTTGGAAATATTGGACCATATTTAAATTCTTTTGCATGTTCCATCTTTAATGCATAATAAAGACCGTCTTTTTTTTCAACCTCTTTTATTGCACAATTATCCCTAGTAATTGAAGTGTCAAATATTTTATCTAATGTTGAATATCCAAATGCCGAATCTGCTATTTGTGGTGAATATCCGCACCACAACCCCCCTTCCACACCATAAGAAAAAAAGGTTCCACTATTTGGATATAAATGTTCTGGTAACTCTACATTTTTAATATCAGTTGAATTAATATAATGTTTTGCATTCACATACTTTCTAAGATACTCGTCACTAATCACTGCTCCATGTAGATCTATAAAAACAACATCTACCACATCATTCATTATAAATTATGTTTAGAATATAAATTATAATGTTTATTAAATTAGGTTATAATATGTATTAAATTAGGTTATGGAGATTCAAAAAAATCTGAATCCAACCACTCTCATTTATTTCATGCGTTATCATTCTCTCTATATGTGGCATCAAAAATAATCCTTTTCCAGATATTTCTTTACCAACAACTTTTTTAGGAGTCCAAATTGTTGCATCTTTTTCAGTAACACGCCCCTTTTTATTTACAGTAATACATTTATGTGGTCCTTTAATATTATAAAATTCACCACTTTCACCATCTACCCATACCATGTCAGATTCTAACCTACCACTTGTATTTACTTCCATTTCTAATTCCATCTGACAACCATTACATATTCCTAACTGCAAACCTTTTAATTCTAATCCAGTTTTAAGACCGACACCACCACCTAATACATCACTATAAGTAAAACCACCACATATTGCAGTAACTTCAAAACCAACTTTCTTATACATATCATTATATTCTTCTTTGGTGACATCCCATGGTCTAAAACCAGCAGTATAAAAAGCCGCAGCCATTTCTCTATCACCGGTTGTTCCTTCATCTCTAAGAATTGCAACATTTGGTCGTTTGAATGGTTTTACATAATTTTTCATACTATAATAAAATTGGTCGCTTCTATGTTCAAAGCTCCTTATTTTCTCTCTGTATTCATTCGCGTAGAGAGAACCAAATTGTCGTTCCATTAATTGGATACTTGTAGATTCCCATGCATCTCTAAGGTCAGTCATATTTTCTTCCAGAACTAACTCGCCATTATATTTTATTTCGATTACATTTGTATTTACAATTGTTCCCAGTGTATAGATAGGAACCAAATGTTCTAAGCAATCTTTTACATATTTTTGATATTCCGGCTGTATTTCAATAACTAATCCCAATTCTTCTGAAAACATAAATTCATAAAGTGAAACGTGAGACCTAATATTTAACTTACAACCTAGATTTCCAGCAAAACACATTTCACTTATTGTTGTGATAAGTCCGCCATCACTTACATCATGTCCAGATAAAATGAACCCTTCGCGAATTAATCTTTGAATCTCTCTAAAAACCAAAACAAAATTTACTCGGTTATCAAATCGGGGGATTTGTAAGCGATTACCTAACAAGTTTCGTGTTTGTGCGTATGCAGACCCGCCAATTCTAAAACAGTTCTTACTTAAATTAATATATAATAATTTGTTTTTTGGTGTTTTCAAATCAACAGTAACACGTTCATGATAGTCAGGCATTTCAGCATAGCCAGTAATCACAAAACTTCGCGGTGATTTAATTGTTTTATCATTTGATTTTGTAATCATAGAGAGACTGTCTTTTCCACCATCAATGGCGATGCCAATCTCTATCAATATTTTACTTACTTCTTTAACACAATCATATAACAAATATTGTTCGTAAGGGTCAACATTAGGCCACATCCAATTACCTGAGCATTTTATGAATTCAATATCATCAATAACACCCCAAATCATATTTGTCAACATTTCGCCTATAGATAATCCAACCATTGCAATTGGGTCAATTATCCCTTTAACAGGTTGTTCGCCTATACCACTAATCGTGGCTAAATCATTAAAGAAAGAATGTTTAACAACACTATAATTACTTAAGGGTAAATCAAGCGGTCCCAAACATTGTTGTTGAACAACTAATCCGCCCACAGTTCTATCTACTTTGTGAGTTAAAAAACTTTTTGACCCAACAGAAACAAGTGAGAATATTTTCTTGATATCAGCAAGAAATGAAACCGGTTGTTCTTCAATAGAAGGCAAGTGAAGTTCGGGGAATATAGATTCTCTCCGTTTAATATTGTATGTTTTCCTTCGATGATTGTTTAATACATCTGACAATTTTAAATTAACATGTTGTCTTCCTTTATTATCTTCAACAATAATGTTGTCATTATTATTTAATTTACCTATATATGCAATTGGAACATTCTCTCTTTGAGCAATTTTCATAACCAAATCAACATTCTTTTCTTCAATTAAAATTGTGCTTTGCTCTTGATATTCAGCATTCCACACTTCAAATGGAGTCATTGTTTTATCACCAAGAATTACATTATCTATTTTTATAGTGGCACCAAGTGGTTCAATTATCTCTTTTGTTACATTTGCCATACCACCAGCACCTTGGTCATGAATTTTAACAATAGGATTACGATGTAGCATTTCAGTGCAAGCCCTAACAAATCGATTCATTCTGTTTTCCATTTCAGGGTCTCCTCGCTGAACAGAATTCAAATCATCAATGCTTTCATCTTGGGGTCTAGATGAAGCAGACCCACCACCTAGACCTATTCTAAAAGCAGGGCCACCAATTTTATAAATTAGCATTCCTTTCTCTCCATCTCTTTTATGTAATGATTCAAATGGAATTTTACCAATTCCAGCACTATACATAATTGGTTTAATGTATTCAAAATGTTCTACACACATTTCACGGTTGTAATCATCAATATGAGTGCATCTTACATCCATACCAAAACTTCTACAAAACCCGCCAATAAGTGGTTCGCCAAATTTATTTCCATAGTCGCTTGCACCATCACTCGCTTCTAACAGCATTTTTGCACCATTTATTTTTTGATATTTGCGGTCTGTTAATTCCCATTCATGGTCTTCATTCATAAAAAGATTTCCTACACAATATCCCGCCAATCCGGCAGATATAATTCCACCAGTTCCAATAGCGTGTGTATCTCTAATGCGCCCACCAACACCAGTTGCTGCACCTGGAAATGGTGAGATTCCTGTGGGAAAATTATGAGTCTCGGCATTTAATGTAGGACAATATTTTATTACTTTTATTTCGTATGGTGAGCTATTAGCAGGATATTTTGGTATTAAATCTCTAACATAGCCTCGACTATCTATAGCACTAGCATTGTCGCAAAATGCAATAAGACTATTATTTTTATTTACTTTTAATGGTTCTTTAATATAATCCATTAATGTTCTATTTTCACGAACATAACCATTATTCATTATGCCATTAAAAAACCAATGTCTAGAATGTTCGCTATTACATTGTGCTAAATCGAAAATTTCCATAGTTGTTGGCCATCTTTCCATTGTATATCTAAAAAGGTTCTTATAATACGCAATGTCATCTTCATCAAATGCGAGATTATGTTCTCTAGAAAATTCGTCTAATTTATCAATATCTATTACAGAATTTTGTATAGCATTGACATTTATATCAAAAGTATTTAATTGTTTTTTATAGATTTTATGTAATTTGGGGTCAATTCTCTCTTCTTCAAAAATATCATTTCTAATCAATGTTGTTCTTTCAATTCTGTCAATTGAATGTATTCCATTCTTTCTAAAAATAGAGAGAACATTCGAACACCATGGAGACTCATAATGCATATGAAATCCAACTTCTCTATAAGTCCCTTCTTTCATATCTCGTTTATCACTATCCTTATCTTTTGCTTTCAATATCTTAAATAAGAATTTCAAGTCATTGTCTTTTAAATCCTTTACAGAGGTGCTTATATAGTAGCAATGTTGCTTACCATCCTTCAAATTATCATGCAAGAAAAAAAACATTATATTCTTATAATTTATTTTAATATATCTTTTCATACCTATTAAAATAAATCTTTCAGTGTTTCAATTACTTTTGTTGGATGTGCTCTCTCCAACGTTTTTCTATCATCAGCACCAGTTAACACCGCAATTTGTTGTCCAGTTCCAGCATTTTTACCCTCCATTATATCAACCACAGTATCTCCAATATTTATAACATTAAAACAATTACCGATAAAATATTTATCAGCTAAATAATTAATCATATATGGGTATGGTTTTCCTAACTTTACATCATCACTACAAACAAAATCTGATATAGCATCATTTAAATTTAATTTGTATATTAAACGCGATGCAATATCTCGTGGATAACTTGTATTTAAACATACTAAATCTCCATTGTTGCGAATTTTATCCATTGTTTCAAATGTATGTGGCATCACCTCTACATTATTATTTTCAAAGTATTCTTCTTTCAATTGCTTTTCAAATTTTTTAAACATATACATCGAATGAACTTCATCTTTTGTAAAATGATTAATAATATCAAATTTTTTTTTACCATGAAATTTATAAAATTCTTTTTCATCCAAAAAAAATCCTTCTGTCTTAATAATATCTTTTAATGTTTTGTAAACTAAACCATTTTCATTAACAGTCGTTCCAGCCATATCAAATATATACATTTTTTGCATGGTGCTTGATTGAAATCTAATATTACTGACACGTATTTTCATCCATTTTGACATTTTATTTTATTTTATTATATCATATACATTTAAATAAGTATTACGTATACTATATATTTATGAATGAAGAATGCGCGGTAGTTGGGTATTACTGTATAAAAAATAATGAAAGATGTATTCAAAATTGTATCAAATCATTAGAAAAACTACAGCATCGTGGTCGCGAAAGTTCTGGCATTTCATATTATAATGATGAATCATGGAATATTTACCATGGTATTGGTCTAGTAAAAGATATATATAAAAATTATTCTATTGACATTCCTGTGCGTTCGGTTATCGGTCATAATCGCTATTCCACTGCAGCAAAAGGTGAATCAACTGATATGGGTTGCTTAGAAAATAGTGTTAAAGGCAGTTTTAAATTACAACCCTTTTATGACGCATCTTTAAATTTTTCAATGGTCCATAATGGAAACATACAAGGCGTATCTTATGAAATAAATGATTCAGAATATATTTTCAACTATATCGTTAAAAAAATGTCAGAAGGTTTTGGTTATAAGCATATTTTTATAAATCTTTTGCACAATTTTAAAGGAATATATAATTTAATAATACAAACAAAAGATGGTTTGTTTCTAATAAGAGACCGTTTTGGCGTTCGTCCTTTTTACTATGGTTGGTTAAATGATGACATAATTGTTTGTGGTTCTGAAACATGTGCGTTTGATGATACAACAAAAAAAGTGAAAGAAGTTAAACCCGGCGAAGTGATATATATTGGAGATAATGAAAAGATTGCTCGTCAAGTAAACATTAATCGTAAATATATACACAAATACTATCAATTGCCAGAAAATAATCTAAACCCTTCATTTTGCATTTTTGAATATCTTTACTTTATGAATCACAATTCAATTGTAAATGATAATAGTATATATACGTATCGTTATAAATTAGGTATTGCACTTGCAAAAAAAGAGAGAATAAAAAGTTTTACAAAAGAAGATACGATTGTAGTGGGCAGTCCAAAGTCAGGCATTTCTGCAGGCGAAGGTTTTGCCTTACAGAGTGGATTTACATATAAACAAGTCATAAATAAAAAAGAAAATGTTGGTAGAACATTTATCTTGCCAACAGATGAAGAGAGAATGTCGGCATGCGAAAAAGCATTTGAAATTGATGATTGTATAAAAGATAAAAATTTAATTGTTGTAGATGATACAATAGTAAGAGGTAATACTTTTAAAGCATTGATTGTAAATTTACGAGAAAAAAAACCAAAAAGTATCCATGTTCGCATTGCAGCGCCAAAAATTATTAATTCGTGTAATTTGGGTATAGATTTACCAACTAAAGAAGAATTAATAACTAATAAATGCGATGATATGAATAAATATTTAGATGCGGATAGTATTGAATTTTTGTCTTTAGAAGAGGTTAATCGGGTGGTAGGTTATAATAATTGTAGAAAAATATGTGGCTGTTTTGAAGGAGGACAGAAATACAATGATTGGTAAATAATATTAATATGTTTTAATATTATATGCCTACTTTTATTGGAATATGTGGTGGCTCATCATCAGGTAAAACAACAGTATCAGATTATCTTTTTAATTATATGAAAGATTCTACGCAATTATCACTTGATAATTATACACGTGTAAAAAATAATGGAATCTATAAGTCGAGAGAAGAATATATAAAAAATACTAATTTTGATTGTCCGGAAGCATATAATATTGACCTTTTCTTGTATCATTTAAAACAATTAAGAGGAAATAGAGAGATTGAAATGCCATTATATGATTTTAAAACGTCAACATATACTGGTTTTAAAATAATAAAACCGAAAAAATATATAATTATTGATGGTATCTTATTATTTTCGAATCTTGAAATATTAAAACAGTTAGATTTGTGTGTATATATTGATTGTGATGATGAAACACGTAATGAGAGACGATTGGCTCGTGATACAGTCGAACGAGGAGCTACACATGATATGGTAAAACATCAATTAAACACGACTGTAAATCCAATGTTCTATAAGTATGTTTTTCCAAATCGTCATTATGCTGATATTGTATTTAACAACACACAAATCACCGGAACTTATAATTTACAGAAAAAATTATTTGAGCTCTATAAGAAAATTATTCAACATATCGATAATGACAAAGATGAGCTTACTGTATTAGTTTAATTAAATTAAAAACAAATCAAGAATAATTAACATGAGTAAAAGTCAATTAGGACAATTTTATACAACAAACTATGAATATATTCTTTCAAATATGTCAATACCAAATGATGTTGAAACAATTATTGAACCATTTGTTGGTAATGGCGATTTATTAAATTTTATAAAAGAGAAAACAAGGTATAATTTAGAAATATATGATATTGACCCAAAAATTGATAATACAATAAAAAGAGACACGTTAAACAATCCCCCTATTTATAAAAATAAATTTATACTTACGAATCCTCCTTATTTGGCTAGAAACAAAAGCAAAGATAAACATTTATACGATAAATACAACTGCAATGACTTATATAAATGTTTCATATTTAATATTTTGAATGATATATGTAAAGGTGGTATAATAATTATACCTTTAAACTTTTTGTCTTCAATAAGAAAGTCTGATGTAGATTTAAGAAAACAATTCTTAGAAAAATATACAATTAAAACAATTAATATTTTTGAGGAGCAAGTATTTGACGATACAAGTTATGCTGTATGTAGTATTCATTTTACAAGAAAAGAAAATGAAACTTCTGCAATAAAAACATATATCTATCCTTCAAAGAAAGAGATATACATAACTTTAACAAGTAAAAATAATTATACAATTGGAGGTGAAATTTATAATCTTAAACAAGATTCAAATTACGTTGTTCAACGTGCTACAAAACAAAATAGAAAAGATATGACAAATATTTTATTAAAATGTATAGATGATAATGTTAATAGCCAATTAGGATTCAAAATGGTTAGTGATAAAGATAGATTTGTAGATGAAACAGAAAAATTATCAGCGCGAAGTTATGCAACACTTACTATTAATAAAACACTTACACTTCAAGAACAAGAAATATTAGTTAAAAAAATGAACAATTATATTAAAGAAAAAAGAGAAAAATATAATTCATTATTTCTGACTAACTATAGAGAAAGTAATTCAATTGCTAGAAAACGAATTTCATTTGATTTGGCCTTTAAGATTTGTAATTATATGCTTATTCATGAACAATAATAAATAAAATTGAAATAGAATTTACCGAATACAATAAATGAAATAAATACTATGCCGATTGCTTATCATCAACCCGAAGAAGATAATAATATAATTATGGACTGTTTAATTGCATGTATTGATTCCATGTTTTATTGTTTTAGAGAAGTAATTAGAAATCCATATGAGTTAGATTAATTATTAGCATGTAAAAAATATAAATGATAACATTTTACGAATATTATCATTATAAATAACATTATTCAAGATTTCATTATTATTAATTTTCTTTTTTGACACTAATATTAAGTAATTCAGGTTGCATTGTAATTGTATTTCCACTAAGCCCTTCCATTTTTGGAGAAGAAAAGGTGCTACTAACTTCTTCTAAATTGATTCCTTCAAACAATTCAGAGTGCTTACTTTTGAGGTCAGTCATATGCGCATCAATCATTTGAATATACGTATCAACACCGCAACAAAAATAGGTATCATCAGTATAAGTTCCCTTTAAATTTCGAATACCTTTCTTAGAAGCAATAATATCGCCAACAATTGTCTTACAGATTTGTTTATCACCAACAGTCTCACTTCTAAGAAGTAATGCAATCATATTAAAAGCAGATGTAATTGTATTTTGAATAAAAGTCATTGTATTATTCCGGTTATCAATGTTCCATACTGTTCTTGATGCAGAAGTAAGCCAACTTTCATCTTGCAATAACATTTCTTTTACGTTTATACGTTGTCCCTTCGATACTCTAGATAAAAATTTCAATTTTGTAATTATATCTTGCCTACTATCGTCCATAATCTATATATAATTGAATACATATTTTTATATATTAATTATTAACAATTTGTAAATTTCCATTTACTCCTGGAGTTGTGTTATTACCAAGTATTTTATGAATATGTTCAATGTTTTTTTCATCATCGCCGCCACTAGTTATTTTTTTGACAATATTAATGTATTCGGTTGTTAGTTTATCATCACTTTGCCAATTTGGATGTTCATATTCCCACATTTTAATAGCACATAATTGTTTTCTGGAAATATCAACGATACTCTTGTTTATTTTATCATTTTCGTTATCATGTTGCCATTCATTTTCATCTTTGACGTAAAATATTAACTTATTCGCATCGCTACAGTGTATTGGGCGTTCACTTTCAGGAATTTCATTTAAGTTTTTAACAAAAATATTTGAGATACCTTTTGCATAACCGTTATCACGAGTATAATATAAATCACCTACAGTTAATTTTATTTGTTCGACAAAATCGGTTATATTCATAGCATGTTGACATTGCTCATTAAGAAACACATTAATCGTCATCTCATTATTAATATTATTTGTAATATTACCGACTTTCGGTAATAATTTATCTAGGTTTTCTTGATTTTGATGTATGCTTTTCTCTAATAGATTTGTTAAAGACTGTATTTGTTCATTTTGACTGTCGATTAGTTCTAATGTTTTATTTTCACTTACACAATTAATTTCATGACTAATAAGTCTGCTCTTATATTTGTATTCTTTCTTACAGTTGCTGCATATATAACGTTTCATTGGCTTAATAATAGGTGTTAATGTTCCAATCTTTTTTAAATGCTTATTTGTTTCAATGTGTTTTTTCCAATTTGATTGTTTATCTGTCTCATAATTACAATGTTTACAGTAAAATTTTCCCATAATTATATATATTGCAATATTTTTTTTTAAATGAAAATAGATAATAATATTAAAAATGTCATATTTTTTTTAACATTTACTTATGGTGTGTGTAAAAATGCAGGTTTTTTTGAAAAACTTTTTTTTTCCATTTTTCCGGCTACTTTTTTCTGCTGACAAAAAAAAGTAGCCGGAAATGTCCATTTTTTCACCCCTTTTTTTCGTCTTCGGTTGGTGTGTGTAAAATTGCGTTTTTTCACAACTGAGACTGACCAGTCTGGCTACTTTTTTCTGTTGACAAAAAAAAGTAGCCGCATTTTTTTGCAAAATTTTTTGCAGATTTTTTTCCGTTGTAGGGGGAGTTGAAAAATTATTTTTAGAGAATTCCCTACATCTTCTAGTGATGTAAAAATGCAGGTTTTTTTGAGAAACTTTTTTTTTATTTTTCAAATTTTAACATTTTTTTTTTCAGAAAATCAAAAATATCTGTACTCTTTTGTAAAAAAACCTGCATTTTTACACACACTGACCAGTCATAGCTTTTTAAAGGTATTTTTCTCACATATCGTCTTCTGTTGGTAAGGCGCATAACGCCGGCGAAAAGTCGTCTTTTTTGAAAAACGTATTTACACAAACCATAATTCGCACCATAATTTATTGACCATGTAAAAAACATGCTCTCAATGTTTGGTGTGTGTAAAAACGTCATTTTATTTTTTTCATGAATTTTTCATGAATTTTTTGTGAATTTTTCATGAATAATTTAAAAAAATTGAATTAAAAATAATACAAAAGTAAAATACATAATGGCGACTCAACTGGGAAAGACTTATCAGAAAAAGACTGACCGTCAACATATTCTTGACGCACCAGACACATATATTGGTTCTGTTGAAGAAACAGAATATGAAACGTTCGTTCTTGATTCTGATGATGGAGAGACAAAAATTGTCAAGAAAAACATTAATATCATCCCAGGTCTGTATAAATTATTTGATGAAGGCATTGTAAATTGTCGCGACCATGTTGCAAGAATGGCGGCTCTCAAGAAAAGCAAAGAGAATATTCCTGTAAGTTATATTGATATTTCGATTGCTGAAGATGGTGTCATTACAATGATTAATGATGGTAATGGAATCGATGTTGCCAAACACCCTGAATACAATATCTGGATTCCTGAAATGATTTTCGGCCATCTTCGCACTTCAACAAATTATGACAAAGATGAAAAGAAAATTGTTGGTGGTAAAAATGGTTTCGGTTTTAAATTGGTTCTTATTTGGTCTGAATGGGGCAGTGTTGAAACCATAGACCATAATCGCAAATTGAAATATACACAGAGCTTCCGCGATAATCTTAATGTTATTGAAGAACCTGTCATTACAAAAGCAACTGGAAAACCATATACAAAAGTTGTTTTCAAACCAGATTATAAACGATTCGGTATTCCAAATGGTCTAAGTAAAAATATGGTGAAGCTACTTAATCGTCGAATTTATGACATTGCAGCTGTGACCGATAAAAAGGTAATAGTAAGACATAATGGTGTTGCGAATGGCATAAAAACATTTCAACAATATGTCGATTTATATATTGGTGGTAAAGATAAAACGCCTCGACTCTATGAAGAAGCCGGAGAACGATGGGAATATTGTGTTTGTCTTTCACCATTTGATGAATTTACACAAGTATCATTTGTGAATGGCATTTACACAGGTAAAGGTGGCAAACACGTTGAATATATCGTTAATCAAATTGTCAAGAAAATTACAGCGTTCATTTTGGCAAAAAAGAAAGTCACTGTAAAACCTGCAGCGATTAAGGAACAATTGATGATATTCTTGCGATGTGATATTGAAAATCCCGCTTTCGATAGTCAAACTAAAGATTACATGAATACTCCTGTTGCAAAATTCGGCTCTACTTGCACTGTAAGTGATAAGTTTATTGAAAAATTGGCAAAAATGGGCGTTATGTCAACTGCATGTCAACTTACAGAGGTAAAAGAATCAAAAGCAGCTACAAAAACTGATGGTAGTAAATCAAAGAGTATTCGCGGTATTCCAAAGCTTGTAGATGCGAATTATGCGGGAACAGCAAAATCAGCAAAGTGTTGTCTTATCTTTTGTGAGGGAGATTCAGCCAAAGCAGGTGTTGTATCAGGATTGTCGAATGATGACCGCAATTATTACGGTGTTTATCCTCTTAAGGGTAAGCTCCTTAATGTTCGTGGCGAGGCAGTTAAAAAGATTGCAGAAAACAAAGAAATCACAGAGATAAAACAAATTCTTGGCTTACAAAATGGGAAAAAATATTCACAGGAAACTGTGAACAAAGATTTGCGTTATGGCCGTGTCATATTTATGACAGACCAGGATTTGGATGGAAGTCATATCAAGGGTCTCGGTATCAATCTCTTTCAATCTGAATGGCCAGAGTTGTCAAAGATTCCCGGATTTATTGGATTTATGAATACACCAATCTTGCGCGCAACAAAAGGCAAAGAAGTGAAGTTGTTTTATAACGACGGACAGTATAACTCATGGAAAGAGGATGAAAATGCAACGAAAGGTTTTGCAATAAAATATTACAAAGGTTTGGGCACAAGCACGAGTAAAGAATTTAAAGAGTATTTCAGAGAAAAAAAATTCGTTACCTTTGAACATGATGAGCAAAACAGCGACAATTCTATCGATAAAGTATTTAATAAAAAAAGGGCGAACGACCGCAAAGATTGGTTAGGTCAATATGATGGTTCTCTTTATCTCGACACGAATAAACCAAGTGTAAAATACGAAGAGTTTATTGACCGCGAGATGATTCATTTTTCGAAATATGATAATGACCGTTCTATTCCAAATATGATGGATGGTCTCAAGATGAGTTTGCGTAAGATTCTCTATTCCGCTTTCAAACGCAATCTTACAAAAGAAATTAAAGTTGCACAATTTAGTGGTTATGTATCAGAACATTCTGGTTATCATCATGGTGAAGCTAGTTTGAACGGTGCAATCGTAGGCATGGCTCAAAATTTTGTAGGCTCGAATAATATTAATTTGTTGAGACCGAATGGTCAGTTTGGCACGCGCTTGGCTGGCGGAAAAGATTCGGCTTCTGAAAGATATATCTTTACACAACTAGAAACAATTACGCGCAAGATTTTCATTCCAGCTGATGATAAAATCCTAGATTACCGTAATGATGATGGTGATATTGTTGAGCCAGTATATTATGCACCTATTATTCCAATGATTTTGGTAAATGGCGCACTAGGAATCGGGACAGGTTTTAGCACACAGATTCTGTGTTATAATCCAAAAGATATTATTATGACATTGAAACAAAGACTTACACGCAAAGAAGGTGAAACTATTGATGAATCTTGGGGTTCTAGTCTCATGCCATATTATCGTGGTTTTACAGGTAGTATTAAAAAAATGGCTGATGGTCGTTTCTTGATTAAAGGTATATATAAACGTGAAAAGGCAGAAACTCTTCATATTACAGAGTTGCCTGTTGGTTATTGGACAGATGATTTCAAGCAACATCTTGAAAATTTGATGGATGCTAAAAGTGGAAAAAATAAGAAGGTTGTTATTAAAGATTATGATGATATGAGCACTGATATAACAGTCAGTTTCAAAATTAAGTTTGTCCCTGGAACACTAAACGAACTAGAAGCACAAACACATGAAGATGGAAACTATAACGGTATCGAGAAACTGTTGAAACTTTATAATTTTCAGAGCACAAGTAATATGAATCTGTTTGATGCAGATGATAAATTAAAAAAATATGATACAACCGGAGAAATTATGTGTGACTTTTACAATGCAAGAATTCAATTGTATAGTAAAAGACGAAAGGCTCTTATTGCTCATATGGAAGAAATTCTAAAAGTCTTAAGCAACAAGGCAAAATATATCCAAGAGAATTTGGCCGGCACCATTGATTTGCGTCGTAAGAAACAAGATGAGATTACAAAAATGTTGGAGGATAAAGGATATGATAAGAAGGATGATGATTACAAATATTTGGTAAAGATGCCGATGGATAGTGTCACAGAGGAGAATGTGGTAAAGTTGATGAAAGAGTTTGAAGAAAACAAATCACATCTAGAAAAGTTGCAGAAAACAACAAAGCACCAGATGTGGATTGAAGATTTGGACGCACTTGCTAAAGAGTTGTAATTTAAATAAATGGATTTAATCTTAAAGATTCAGTAAAAATATTTTTTGGAAATTTGCCGGATGTTTCGTATAAAATATAATTTTGATAAAAAGATATTGCAAAAATAACGATAAATGGATATTTCAGCCATTTTGGATTATTTTTTGTTATAAAAGTAATGTATGCAATGTTAAGAGCACCTATACCATATATAATATTGGATAATGTGTTTGCAGTATTTTTATCCATCATGCATCTGTAATGAGGGCAAGTTGATTCAATGTCATAAACATCAATATTGTAATGTTTGCATTCTAAAAAACTTACCATACAGAATCCAGAATACCAGTGTAAGATAGTAACACACATAAAACTGTAGAATAGAATAATATCTTTGTTAAATTTTTTAATGTCAAAAAAAATGAAAAAGAAGCACATAAAAATAGTGACAACGTAATGTATCCAACGCCAAAAATATGCCTTTACGCGTTCCCCACCACATTTTTTATGTGGATATCGTTGAATGTATTTTTCACATATCATAGAAATAATTAAAATAATAAATGCTAATATGAATATTTGGTGATATCCATTCAATTTTGTAAATCGTTGTAACATATATAAATTACAAAGATTTATTTCATTTTGGCTAACTTTCTTCCAAATTTCATCCATAAAAATACGCTAACTGTAAATCCCAGTAAAAATCCAGCAATACATTGGTCGGGATGGTCTTTCATAAATGGACGAGTTATTAAAGGTCCTAGGAAAAAGGTAAGCAAAGAGTAGAAAACCATCGCCATAATAGAAGCATTCGTGCTAAGATGAGTCATATATATATTTGCAATAAAATATTATAATCTATTTTTTTCTCACAATCTTATAATGAAAACGATAAAAAACTGTTGTAGAGCAAACAATAGAACAAAGAAATGTAAAAGGAGGGATGGAAAAGTATTTAAATTGCCGCGTCGTTTTTCAAAAGAGCGATGTATAACGGGTCCAATAAAAGGATTCTCTATGACTTCATCATGTGCACCATTTCGCAATTGTAAAACGCAGAAAGGTGGTGGTCCAACAATGTTACCTAAATTAAGACCAGTAAGTAATAAAAAGAAAAAATACAAATATAAATTAGAATTCCCTCAATCAAGGCGTATTTTAGCCATAAATGAAGGTATAAGAGCCGAAATGAAACGGGGGAAAGATTTACGTGCGGCAGCCACAGCGAAAAAAGGCCGGCTTAATATTTTAAGAATTTATCGCCGTAATAAAAATGTAAAGGATTGTAATAAGATAACAAAGGATATGGAATATATAGATAAGAAATATAAGTTAGGTGAAACAAAGAATATTTGTGGGAAATCAAAGAAATAAAGTTAAATAAAGTTGTAGCAAGCATCACTGCAATAAGTCCAATTATTAATACTGCGAGATGTTTTTGAATTCCATTTTATTTCACAATAACAGGTCCTACATTTTTTAGATGGGAGATATTTCTTACTAATATAAGAGAGAATATCTGCAGGTAATTTATCAATTAATACATATAGCATTCTATGTATTAATAGTATTTTAACTTTAAGAGCATTTTAACTTTAATTAGGAAATTAAAACAATGGGTGTTTCATAAAAAAGTCAACATATTTTGTTTGTTTATACATTCTAATGCCATCCATATTATCAATAACAGTATAATACGCACCCATCACAAGAATAAAGCTTAAGAAATAACGTTTAAAGTATTTATTTAATCCTTCGGTGATAATGATAATACTCAACAAATTGAAAGTTCCAAAAATAAAACTGACGAATAATATTAGATTGGCAATTCTATCATTGCAAAGAGACATCATATGAGGGTTAATATTGGTATTGAAATCATAAATATTAATATTGTAATGTTTAAGTTCAAGGAGGTTTAAAAGACAAAATCCACTTTTCCAGTGTAATATAACTATGGTCATAACTGTAAAGAAAACAAGCATATTTTCGTCGAATTGGGCGATATTAAAGAAAACAAAATAATAATCAAGATAAATCATAATATACCAATGTATCCAACGCCAAAAGTATAATTTAATATTTTCAATAGAATTAGGTTTTCTCTCTAATTTACAATAGATTTTTTCAGTTTGGAAAGAAATAAATAATAATAAAGTAGAGACTAAAGCGATTTTGATGTATCCATTCATTTACTATATAACAAGATATAAAAATATCAAATAGAAACTTCTGTATTGTTGTAAGATGAACTTGAAGCGACAACAATTTCGGTATTATCTTGAATTTGTCTAATTTGTTCCATAGTTATTCCTTCAGGTATAGAAGGTTGACGATACATTAGAATGCCATAAATGATATATATAGATGGAATGATACAAAAGATAGAGCCAAAAATAATAGGATATAATCTGAGTAATACACTATATGTTAGCCATATAAAACAACCGGTTGTTTGCAATGAATACATTGTTAGAGACAAACCATTAAGTTTATCATATTCATTTGTATTAATAATTACATACACTTCATAAGCTTGTGGATATACGCTAATATTTGTAATAACAGCTCCAGTATAACCAATAATGCTGGTTCCTAAATTGTCGCTCATGTTAAAATAAAATAAAATAAAATACGAAATTAAAATTAGGAAATTAAAAATAGGGAATTAAAATTCTCGAATTGCGTATTCTGATTTTTGTGAAATTGAAAAGAAAAATAATAATAGAATAACAGCAGATGATTACCGATATGTTTAAAAGAGAATCTACCGCGAGCGACCCCAAATATTTGGAGGATTTGCGTAAAAATGGATACGCGATTATCCCAAATGTAATAACAGCCGAGGAAAGGTATGAAGCGGAACATATGTTTCGGGAATGGCAAACGACGATTCCTGACCATGATTATTTGCACAATATGATAGACCCGCATGGAATTTATAAATATCACGAAGCGGGACATCAGGAGCACGCATGGTATATAAGAACACGACCTGGTGTTCAAGATGTATTCAAGAAATTGTGGAAAACAGACGATTTAATAAGCAGTTTTGACGGGTCGTGTTATATTTCTAAAGATTGTAAAAAAAAGGACAAGTGTTGGACACATACGGACCAAGCGGCTAATAATCCAAATCTAGATTGTTATCAAGCTTTTGTTGCACTAACACATAATAAAGAGAGGACACTGGTTGTATACGAAGGGAGTCATATTTTACACGGGTCATATTTTAAAGAAAGAGGTGAGGAATCGTCTAAAAACTGGATTTTGATAGACGAAGAATATTTGGCTGAAATAGCAGATAGAAAGCGAGTTTTGGAAATTCCGGCGGGTGGAATGGCGATATGGGACAGTCGTGTATTTCACCAGAATCAGTTCGGTAGTTCTGGAAGTGAAGAGAGGATAGTTCAGTATGTATGTTTCTTGCCTAGAAATCATAAAAAAAATACAAAATCGAATCAGAAAAAAAGAGAGAAATATTTTGAAGAAAGGAGAACCACAAGCCATTGGCCATGTCCGGTTCGTGTAAATGCAAAAACACCACAAAATTATGGAAATTCACGATTGACAATTGACTATTCAAAATTGCGAGAACCGAAATTAGTAAACTTGATAGACGAGATTAAGAAAATTTTATAAATATCACAATAAATATCACAATAAATAAAATATCATTGTATATTAATTAAGAAATGGAAGCGTTACTTTTATTATTGCCAAATATGATGTTAAATATAGCAAAAAATTTTCCATTTATTGGTCCAGTAATTGGACACTGGATAGAAGTATTTAGAGGTGCACTTACTATCACGAATATTGCAAAAGGAACTGCAATGTTAGGAATGATAGTAGGATTTTTTGTTGGTTTTGGTTTATTAATATTATTACAAGGTCCAATATGGGCATTAATTATATTATTTATTAGAGGATTAGTAAGTGCAGAATCATGGACAAAATATGAGCCATATCTTAAAATACTATATAAAGTTTTAGCGGGGATATCTTTTTTGTATCTTTTTGGTGCGATTTGTTCATTAATATTATATATTATAATTGCACTTCCAGACTTGTTGCTCATGTTAATAAAATTTATAGTTAAAGAAGCAGTGCCAATGATAATAAAGATGGTAATGGATATATTATTTGATGATTCGAATCCGATAGGTTTCATGTTTTCAGCAATAGCATGCATGTTCGGTTCATGTCCTAAAAAGAAGAAGGAGGCAATAACAGATTTATGTGATAGTAAGTTAGATGTTGCATATAAATTAATGGTGCAATCTACATATGTAACTTGTAAAGAAGATAGTGAAAGTGAAGATTGTAAGGATTTAAAAGAAAAAGTTGCAGAACACAAGAATTCGAAAGGTGAACATAAGATGCAAGAACAATATGATAAGTATAGCAAGTGTATGGAAGCAAGTGATGCAAATTCATCAGATGCATTCAGTAAAGCATTTGATTTTAGTAATCCAGAAGACATAGGAAAAGGACTAGAAGACATAGGAAAGGGAATGATTGGAGAAGAATTTTCATCACCATTTAGCTCATCAAACAATGAAAATTTTGCAGTAGAAAATTTTACTAATTGGGTTTAGATAATGATTAGTTTAAATGATATTGTGAAAATATAATTTAAATAAAATAAAATAAAATTTCTAGTTTTACCATCTATTTTTAAATTCAAGATTTTTGAAATTTCTGTCGCCACTAGGTTTAGCATAATTAATTGGAGCCTTAATAGTGCTGGTGTCTTCTTTATATTTAAGATACCCGATAACTTCACCGTGTAATTTAGGTACATATTTGTTGAAGATTTCTTGATTGATAGATTCAATTTGTTTAGCAATACTAGTCATATCATTTTTAGCATGTTCGAAGTAAGCATCTTGCATAATAATTTTAATGTTATCATAACTTTGCTCACCTATAACGTATTGATTATTTGACATTTTATAAACTCCGGCTCTAAGGCCATTTTGGACAATTTGAATATTTTCTTTTGAAAAGAAAGTATTTGAAAGCTCATTTTCTTCTTTAGAACCTTTTAAAGCGTCCCTAAATGAACTTTTATTTGTTTTAGTTTTATCGTATAAATTAAATATAGCGTTTGGATTAGGTTGGTCGATAATATTAACCCTCCCATTTTTAAAATCAACAGGTGCAAACATTTAATATAGATGTATAAAAAAAAATTTTGTTATAAATAAAATGTGTTAATATTTATATATATATAATGAATTTTCAAGAAATAGTAATATATGTTGCATTAATTATTATGATATTAGCTTTAATTGTAGTATTTATGATGTTATATTATAGTAGTGATAAAAATCAATTTCCACCTATAATAGGAGAATGTCCAGATTTTTTTGTAGTTAATGCTGACGGAAATTGTCAAAATTATGCAGGAATAGGTAATGCTGCATACCAAAGACCTGCGCAAGAAACATCTCTAACAAATGATGAAGCATGTAATTTAAAAAATGAGTTGTTGGCAAATAGACAAACCTGGGACGGTATAACAAATAATCCTAAAATATGTAAATAAATATCATTATAATATACAAGCATAATACACAAACATAATATATGTGTGCATAATACACAAACATAATATATGAGTATAATATACGAGTATAATCAATAAAATAAGTATTTAAAATATAATCTATATTTTATTATAATGCAAAATATAGATTATGATAAATTGTTAGATAGAAAAATTTACAAAGAGCAAATAATTGATTTTTTAAATAACTTTGATAAAAATAAGACACAATTGATTGAGAAACGTGGGCTTTATCTATCAGGTGAGCCAGGAATAGGAAAAACACAATTTATATGTAATTTATTACGTGAAAATGGTTATGATGTGATATACTATGACTCTAGTGATATGCGTAATAAAAATATCATGGAACTAATTACAAATCATAACATGTCAAATATAAATGTATATACAATGTTTACAAGAGAGAGAAAAAAGATAGTAGTTGTGATGGATGATATTGATGGTATGAATAATGGTGATAAAGGTGGAATAAATTCACTTATAAAAATAATAAGACCTAAAAAAACAAAAAAGCAAAAACAAGAGGAATTATCAATGAATCCTATAATTTGTGTAGGGAATAATCAAGTTGACAAAAAAATAAAAGAGTTAGTGAGCCAATGTAAGTATATACAATTAAACACTCCGTCAAAAGAACAAGTTGCTAAAATATTAGAACAAATTATTGATAATAAAGAATATAATATTGATAAAGTGTTAGATTTTGTTGGAACCGATTTACGTAAAGTATCGCTAATCAGTAATGCGACAAAAGATAAAAATATTAGTATTGATACACTAAATAGTCTTTTTTCAAAAAACTTTTTAATAGACGATATAAAATTAAATGTAAAAGATATGTTGAATTTAAAACAAAGTTTTGAAGATCATAATAATATAAATGAAACAGATAGAACAATAGCTGGATTATTATGGCATGAAAACGTTATTGATGTATTTACTAATGCAAATAAAAATACAAGAGAAATGTATTTAAATTTACTAAAAAATATTTGTTTTGCTGATTATATTGACCGAATTACGTTTCAAAAGCAAATATGGGAGTTTAATGAAATGAGTTCATTGATAAAAACACTTTACAATAATAATATTTTATTTAAAAACAATGATATTAAAAAAAATAAAATAACTGATGTTCGCTTTACAAAAGTATTAACAAAATATTCTACTGAATATAACAATATGATATTTATTAATAATATGTGTGAAAATTTACAGATGGATAAGAATGATTTAAGTGAATATTTTATGAGTCTTAAAAATGAAAAAAGTATTCAAGAAATCAATGAATTATTAGAGCCATATAATATTTCAAAACTGGATATTATAAGAATGTATAAATATTTAAATGTAATAAGAAATGGAAAACAATTAGATGATTTATTTTCTTAATAATAACTTGTTCCCATTCGTGATGAATAACGAGTATTGTAATTATGTTGAGGAATATTAAAATTTGTTTGAATTGGAGTTAGAACAACCGGCCTATTACGAAGAGACAACAAAATTGTTGCTGCTTCATAATCTTGATGTTCCATTATATTATTTTTTGAATAGATAACTCCATTACGAGTTTTTGATGGAGAAATATTGTTTGATGATTCTACACGGATGTTAATCATGTTATTTATATATTATATTGTATCTTTAAATACATTATAATATTGTTATGGTATAATAGTTATGGTATAATAGTTATGGTATAATAGTTATGGTATAAAAAATATTGTTATGGTATAAAAAATATTGTTATAGTATAAATGATTGGTTTAATCGCATTTGATTCATTGTTGTATTCTAGTCGTGTTGCATTAAGAAAAAATTATGTTTTTAAACATATCACTCCTGTTGGACATATGTTATTTGCTACAATTTGCAGTTTACTTTTTCTTTTTATTTGGTATCTTATAGACCCTAAATATATATTGAAAGATAAAGATATTGCTGGTGTTAAAAAAATTGCAGTATGGTTTTTTGTCTTACAACTTGCGTCATTTTTAAATTATTATCTCTTTCTTACTTTGTTGGATAAAAATGATATTTCATATTTAATTCCGTTAAATCAATTATTTGTTATATTATTTAGTAGTATTATTGGTGTTTTATTTTTAAATGAAACAATAACAGCAATTAAACTAATAGGTATAATACTGGGTTGTATCAGTATATATATGATTAATTGCTAAGCTTCTTCATCTTAAATGAAATATTATTACTATTATTTCCATGTGAATCAACATTTATGTCTTCGCCTTCTTGCTCGTCATCTTCCTGGTCTTCTCCATCTTCCAGGTCTTCTCTACTTATCATTTTTTCACAAAACTCATTTTTAAAATCATTAAAACAGTTTGTAAATTCCTGTTTCAATGTTTCCAACTTGGTATTTATTAACTCTTCAATAGAAACTGAATCAACAGTCTGTTTATCATTATTATTACGCATCTCTTTAATTAAATCTATTTTTTTATTTACATAATCATTTATCTCATCATTAGCAAGAATCTCCATCTCATCATCTTCATTTGTAAATATAAATTGTCTTTCATTATTATTCATTGTTTCAATATCATTTGAAACACCAGTAGAAGACATATTTTTCATCTGTTCTTTCAGTGCTATATTTTCTTGTTGCAGACCTCTAATTAAATTTGCGATTTCTTCATTAGTCAATGTCTTTGTGCCATCTTTAGTTTCCATCATTATCTGTCCTCCTACTTTCTGTTTTAATTTTTCATTTTCACTCTGCAAATTTCTAATTATTTCAACCACTTCAGGAGTTGACAATTCACGATTATTTCCTGAGCCATCTTGCATAACAATTTTACCATTATTTGCGGCATCTTTTGCGCGTTGTTCTTCAATCTCTTTAGTCTGTCGAATAACATCAGGTTTCATCTCAGGTTTACCATCATCATAATCTTTTAGGTCTTCATGAATTTGATGCATATAAAAATTCTTCAATGTCTCCTGCTTTACAAAATCATCAACCGTCTTTTCACTTTCTTTAATATAATCATTCTTTCCGCCAAGTAATTTTCGTTTGTCAAATGTATTATGTTCGTGAGAGAACACAAGAATTACTTTTTTAGGCTCTAACTGCACAAATGGGACCGAATAATTTTTCAAGAATGCTTTTTCTTCTGCAAGTGATGCTTCATTGTTATATTCATGGTCATTTAAAAGTTCTCTCTTAAATGCAAACGTGCCAGCTGTTGCATGCGTCTGTGAATATGGGCCAAATTGATAAATCTTTTCTAGCTCATGGAAATAAATATAAATTTCACTAGAACCAGCACAAAGAGCTTTAGGATGTGATTGCAACATCTCAACTGCGTGCGAAACTCTTTCCGGGGGGTAATAATCATCATCATCCATATAGACAATAATATCACCTTTACTTTTTTCATGCATGATATTTCTTTTGCGACCTAATGGCATTTTTGTATCATACTTGAAATATTTTACATTTGGATGATTTTCAATTAAGTCTCCAATCTTATCTGTTCCATCATCAATGATAATCCATTCCATTTTATCCTTAGGATAAGTTTGGTGGTCAAAACATTCAATCATTGATTTAATGAATGGTCTGCGATTAAAAGTTGGCGTGCATACACTAACAAATGGCACATTTTTTTTAGTTGTTTTATTATTCTTCTTTTTATTAGCTTTGCCCATATAAATATATGTTATTCGATATATTTATATTAATTTTATATTAAATTTATTAATTTATGAAGTGTAAATTACTTGAAAATATTGGGTCCTTGTGTAAATAATAAGTAAATCAAGTATACTAAACCACCTGTCATTGCAGGAGCACCCCATATAATCTTAGTAGGATAGAACAAAACAAAGTACATATATACCCAGAATATACCATTAAGTATAGATTTCACGAAAGTCATTATCTCTCCAGTATCACCTGATTTAATTTTCCTATACATGTAGGAAAATGGTGCTCCAAAAATAAATATCCATAGACCAAATTGCTGAACAAGTGTATATAATGAAGCAAACACTGATACAATTAAGAAAATTATACTAGAATAAGGAGCGAACAAACCAAACAACATAAGTATAAAAATCCAAGTTGCACCAGAAAATAGTCGTGTTCCAGCAAATGGCCACCAATAATCTTTTATTTTTACAGTTAATGTAAATAAATTCAGTGTAAGTGCAACTACCATTCCTAATAGTGTTACTACTATTGTTAAAATATAACCAATTGGAATCGCTAAAATAAATTTTAAAAAGTTGTAAGAAGAATTACTGTCAAAACCTGTAATGTCTCTATTAGCAGCAAGAACAAAAGATAATATAAATCTAAGCAATGAAATACTTCCAGCAAAACTATCAACGGCCCAAAAACGAATATTATCAATAAATCCATTTGGCTCAACGTCTAGAATACCATTATATGGAACAGAAACTTCTCGGTAAGGACCTAAAATGTTGAACTTACCAGCACCACCAGATTGCTTATATAATTGGGCTATTTGATTAAATGACTTTTTATTAATATTAGGGTCTCTGTAAGGAAAATCATTTAAATTTGTTCCTCCAACACTATATCCTTTTCTAGTTATTAAATACCAACAAATAGGAATATACAATATTACAATAATTTTAAGAAGTAATGTTCCACATTCTTTTAACCAAATAGTAAATTTTGTCATGAATTTCTTATTCTCTTCTTTTTCCATATCCTTTTCTAAGTCTCCGGTATCCTTTAATTTTTTAATTGTGCCAATAAAATCTGTAAATTGAGTATCCATTTTACCTTTTGAATCCTTAAATGAGTCTCTAATCCATTCTTGTGTTTTTTTAATTATATTATCAATTGAATCAATACCTTCTCCAAAACCTCCACCTAAATCTCCCATTTGTATTTATATATATTTAGAATATAATTAAAAATATAATCATGAAAAGTATAATTAAAAATATAATCATGAAAAGTATAATTAAAATATATGTAAAATATATATATGAAACTAGAAAAACTAATCAAGGGATTATTTTTTACTCTTATGGTAGGAATATGGGTTTTAATTATCCTTTTTATTGTTAATACTTTGTGTGGTAAATGCATACATAAAGATTTGGATAAAATATTAAATGTTCAAGGTTATGCTTTTGATACAAAACATAATGAAGTAAAACCATATTGTGAAAATAATGAATGCGATAAATGTGAAAAGCCAAAATTTGCAAAACAACGATTTAATAAGAGTCAAACAACTGGTTTTATGACACTTGCTCCTGTAATAGAAGATTCGTCGTGTAGAAGTTGCAATTAGACGAACAATTTACAAAATATTACAAAAGTATTAAAAAAATATAATAAACTATAACAAAATATTACAAAATATTACAAAATAAATAGTATAAAATTATTTTTACTATTTATTTATTATGGATATAAATAGCACACTCTCTCCATTAGACGGACGATACAGTTGTAAAATTGATGATATTACGCAAATTTTTAATAACAAAAATTTTACAAAAACCAAAATGAATGTGGAATGTCGTTATCTAATGTTATTTATTAATATTCTTATGAAACTATCACCAGAACTTAATTTAGATATTAAAGTTATTGCATCTATGTATAAAAATTTTGTAGAAAATATTGATGACGAGATTTTAAAAATCGATGAATATGAAAAAGAAACAAATCATGATATACAAGCACTAATCATGTATTTAAAAAATAACATTCCTTCAAATTATAGAGAATACGTTCACTTTGGTTTAACATCACAAGATATTAATAATCCATCAATGGTAATGTTGCACCGTGAATTTACAACTGGTCCTTTAAAAACAGATATTGAAAATATGAAAACAATATTAAATGGTTTCGTCAACGATTATTCAAACGTGAAAATGATAACATTTACACATGGGCAACCGGCCACGCCAACTTCTTTTGGTAAACAGATGGCCGTATTTTCATATAAAATTACAGAAATAATTGATGACCTCTACGAAAAGTATAGTTATAAAACAAAATTAGGAGGTGCTAATGGCGACTTTACTGCTCTTAAATTAGCCTACCCTAATATTCACTGGGACAATATTATAACAAATTTTGTAAACAACTCATTAAAGTTAGAGAGAAATCCACATACGACACAAATAGATAACTACAGTAATTACTACAAACTCTTTCAAATTTATGAGAGACTATGTTGTATCATTATAAATTTGTGTCAAGATATGTGGTTATACTGCAGTAAAAATTACTTGAAATTGAAAAATGTAGAGGGCGAAGTAGGTAGCAGTGCAATGCCTCATAAAATTAATCCAATACATTTTGAAAATGCAGAAGGGAATCTCAAGATTGCAAGCGATTTGTTTCATTCTATTGGTCGTAATATAATGTCAAGTCGTTTGCAGAGAGATTTAACAGATTCTACCATTTTACGAAATGTAGGCAGTGCATGTGGTTATATGTCATTAGGATTAAGAAATTGTTGTAAGGGTTTGGAGAGAATCTCACTAAATACCGAGGTTATTACAAACGATTTAAATAATAACAATATAGTGCTAATGGAATTTATTCAACTTATTATGAGAAAGTATAATGTTCCAGACTCTTATAACATTTGTAAAAGTTTTTCAAGGGGCAGAAATAGCTTTAAACTATTGGATTTTTTTACACATCTAAAAAATAATAATGTAAAATATATTGGCTTTCAAGAAGAAATTAAAAATGCGTATGAAATGAATATAGAATCAATATAGAATCAATATAGAATCAATATAATAATATTATATAATGTCTGCAAACTTTTTAATAATTGGTTGTGGTTCAAGAGAGATTTCTATATTTCGCAATCTAAAAAAAAATGCTAATAACAAAATATATTTTTATATTCCTTACGACCATCCTTATGTTTATGGCGAATCAAACGGTTATAAAGTTTTCACAGGAACATTAAATTTTTCTGAGTGCTATCTGTATTGTCTAGAGCAATCTATTAAATATGTTATTGTTGGCTCAGAAAATTACATTAACGAAGGAATTGTTGACTATTTCGAGTCTCTTGAGAGTGGGATAGTTTGTATAGGGCCACCTAAAAATGTTGCAAAAATTGAGACAAATAAAAAATTTGCAAGAAATCTTTTAAGGAATAATAATTTACACCATTATAATCCTGATTATATTTACGTTACAGTAAATACGAGCTTCAGTAAAGTCATTGATTTTATTAAGAAATATAAGAATGATGTTGTAGTGAAAGCAAACGGCTTACATAGTGGGAAAGGCGTAAAGGTATATGGAATTCATATGTTATCATTAAATGATATTATTGATTCAATCTATACTATTCTTGACACCGGAGAATCTCTCTTGATTGAAGAGAGAATTGATAGTGATAATGAATTTTCTTTTATGACATTCACTGATGGTGTTCATTTTAGCCATACTTTTCCTATCAAAGATTTTAAAAGATTGAGAGAATGCAATGAAGGTCCAAACACCGGAAGTATGGCATGTATTTATGATTGCAACGGTCTTCATTATCTAAACGAATCATTAATTGAAGAGGCTAAGGCGGTTAACGAGAAAGTAATTAACTTGCTTAATAAGTATAAAAGTGCAAAGGATTGTTATAAAGGTGTTTTGTATGGGAGCTTCATAATTGATAAAGAATGCAACTTGCGTGTTATTGAATTCAATGCTCGTTTAGGAGACCCAGAAACAGTTCTCATTATGGAAAGTATGTGTAATAACTTTACAGAAATATGTCATCATATCGCAAATCAAACTTTACATCTATTAAATGTAGAATATGATAAAAGTAAATTTGCAATGTGTAAATATCTTGTGCCAAAAGGCTATCCTGAAAATCCATTGGATAAATTTCAAATTGATTTAACAGAGTTAAATGTAAAAGAGCTACATGAATCATGTATATTAGGTGCTATTTCAGGAATATTTGGCGATATTTATGGCACAAAATCTAGAAATATTGCTGTATATGCTACAGGATACACTGACCTTTATGAAGCAGAAGCAAAAATTGATTTTATAATGACAAAAATTATTCATAGAAATAAGGATACATTTTATTATAGAACAAATGTAGCAAAAGATTACGAAAAATATCGGGCGTTTAATGAAAGATTGCTGTTAGGTTTTGATATGTCTTCTCCATTGCGACCGAATAAAATTGCCTTACAAATTAATACTGAAGTTGATACAGACTCCGATAGTGAGCCAAAATCTTGTAGTGATGAAGAACATGAAATTATTACAAATATGATTCAAAGAACAGTTTCCGACCATATTGGATTATATCTTGATTCGGGTGTAAATATTGATGAAGGTAATCGAGCGGTAAAAAATATATCAGGTCTCGTAAGTTCAACATTCGATACAAATGTTGTTAGTGAAATAGGAACATTTGGTGGAATGTATGACCTTAAACAAATAACACAGACCTGTTTAAATCCGGTTTTAGTAACAAGTATCGATGGTGTAGGAACAAAGAGTGTTTTCAGTGTAGAACATTATGAACTTGATGGATTTGAAATGTTAGGCGAAGATATTGTCAATCATTCCATTAACGATATATTAGTTCAAGGAGCAATGCCATTATTTTTTACTGATTATTTTGCAAGTAGTGTTTTAAACAGTGATGAGTTATATTATTTTATTAAGGGTGTATCCCGAGCTTGTAAAGCATCAAGTTGTGTATTAATTGGTGGAGAAACTGCCGAGATGCCAAATATATATGAATGTGGTCGTCATGATTTAGTTGGAAGCATTGTTGGAATTGTTGACAAACATGAGATAATAAATGGAAAAGAAAATGTGAAATCGGGGGATTTAATGGTGGGATTTAATTCAAGTGGCCCACATACAAATGGATTCTCTCTTATAAGAAAAATTTATAATGAAAATAAAACAAAATTCACAAGTGATATGATTAAAACTCTTGCAAAGCCACATAGATGCTATCTGAATGAATATATTAAGATAATTGACGAAGACATTAACATTCATGGAATGGCACATATTACTGGAGGTGGTCTTCTAGAAAATATTCGTCGCGTTGTTCCAGATAATCTTGTAGTTAATTTCCATAATTTTGAATATAGTGATATTTTTGTAAAACTACAAGAGATTGGAAATATTCCAGATAAAGAAATGCAAAGAGTTTTCAATTGTGGCATCGGTATGATATTCATTGTAAATCAAAACGATGCTAACATGATTACTTCATTATTCAGTGAAGCAAGAATAATTGGTGATATTCAATAATTATTCAACAGTAAGATATTTTTTAACACGATTTATTATTATTTTTTTGTCAAGTGAAGAATGAAACATACAAAAAGTATCCAATGAAACTTCTTGTATGTGTGTTACATCAAAATATTTTTGTTCTTTATTTTTGATATACATTGGTAATGTTAGTGTTTTATTCTTTCTCTCAATAAAAATAGGTGCACACAGACTTATTTGATATTCTTTATCATCATCGCTAACCAGATTCTTAAATACTTTGTCATAACTAATTGCTGAAATAAAAGGGTTATCATGATTTAAGGATTTAAATTGCCACCATGAAAGATGGTTGTGTAAAATAGTAGAATGAATAAAAGATATATGTTGCTTATTTTGCTCTAGACATTTTTCGCATATTTGAACACCCGCATTTAAACATAATTGTATGCCATATGTATTTTCTGGATTTTTTTTGGTATCATTATCACAAAAATCACAAAACTTCTGATGTCTCATTACAAGACTTCTTATACTTGGAATATAATAACTACTATTTGCGGATTTTTTGCTATCCTCGGTTTTTTTCAACGCAATAATGTAATTTTTATGAACAGTTTCAATACCATCATCATCTAAAACTAATTTTCCAATCGTATCCATATTAATAATAATACGTAATAATATTTTTAAATTTAAATAAACAAATATAAAAACACACCCGCATTTTTAGTATATGGCAAATAAACGCCTTGTTGTTTTAATTAGCGGGAATGGCACAAATTTGCAAGCTGTAATTGATGCGTGTGCGTCTAAATATCTTTCATGTGATGTAGTTGGTGTTGTTTCGTCAAAGAGCGACGCCTATGGTATTCAGCGTGCCCGCCGCGCACATATTCCTTTTGAAACTGTTTGTTCTCGCGATTTTAATGGCTCTAGGCATGAATATGACTGTCGCTTACTTACAACCGTTAAAAACTATAGACCAGACCTTGTTGTATGTGCTGGTTTTATGCGTGTATTAACTAGTGCATTCATTGATGCATATCGTGGGCGACTTATTAATCTTCATCCTTCACTTCCTGGTGGTTTAATTGGTGCAGATTGTATTAAACGAACATGGAATCTGTATAATGGCAAAATTTCTCCCAATGAAGCTTGTTGGGAAGGTGTTTCAAAAACAGATATTATGAAAAAACTTAGCGGTGCAATGGTGCACGAAGTTGTAGAGGAGGTTGATATGGGAACACCTCTTGCTACAATGAATGTAAATATTGAAGAGAATGATACATTTGAAGACTATGAGAATCGTTTCCATTTGGCCGAGCGTTCTCTCTTAGTTTCTACTCTTAAAACTTTGAGTGATAATGTTGAAGAAAACGATTTTGTCTCTCTTGACGAAAATGTAGAGATGCAAAAATTCCAGACTGGTAAAGTTCGCCAAATGTATGATTGTGGCAAAAATGTTATTGCAATTGAACACAGCGACCGCCTGTCCGCGTTTGACCGTCATATTACTAATATTCCAAATAAGGGTGAAGTATTGTGTGCTACTAGTGCTTGGTGGTTTCAGAAAATTGAGAAAGAGCTCGGTATTAAGACACACCATTTGTGGAGTAGTGATAATGTAATGTTTGCTAGAAAATGCCGGCTTTTGCCAATTGAAGTCGTTGTGCGCGGTTATATGACTGGTAGCACTAATACGAGTATTTGGCCGATGTATAAATCTGGAAATCGTAATATGTATGGCATTAAATTCCGTGATGGATACTCTAAGAATGAAGCTCTTGATGAGGTTATCCTTACTCCAACTACTAAGGGTGAAGTTGATGAGCCCATTACTGCTGACGAAATTGTAAAGCAAGGATATATGACGCAAGAGCAATGGGACGAAGTTTCTAGTAATACACTTCGTGTTTTTAAGTGGGCACAGAAAGTCGCAGCTGAACGCGGGTTAATTCTTGTGGATACCAAATATGAGTGGGGTGTTGACCTTGAAACTGGTGATGTAACTCTTATTGACGAAGTAAATACTTGTGATAGCTCTCGTTATTGGCTTGCAAATACATATGATGAGCGTTTCGCGGATGGAAAAGAGCCAGAAAAATATGACAAGGATGTAGTGCGCGACCATATTAAGAAAACAGTGGATGACCCATATTCTATGACTGATTTTAGTGATGTCGTTACACCTGAATTGATACATCAAACTGCTTCAGTTTACAACTTGTTTTTTAACACATTGACAAACCGACTGGTTGGACTACAGACTAGAACTAACCAGATAGAGAGAACCGTAGTATCAGATGTTGTTGGTGATGCAACTGCAAACCGTCAACCGTATGGCGATTTTTCCAAACTAGTTTCGCATTTTATGTATAATGAGTACGCTAAGCATTATCCTCTGGTTGTAATTCTTTCTGGCAGCACGAGTGATGCACCACATGTAAACAAGATTAAAAAATGTTGTAATGACCAGGGTCTTCATGTCCATATCCATTATGGGTCCGCACATAAAGAGACATTAAAGGTGCTTAATACGATTAATAGTTATAATGACCAAAAAGGCAGAGTTGTATTTGTTTGTGTTGCCGGAATGAGTAATGCATTGGGTGGTGTAACTGCTTGCAACACTCATTATCCAGTCATTTCTTGCCCACCATTCAAGAATGAGGGAGACCAGGCATTGAATATTAATTCAACGCTCCAAATGCCGAGCAAAGTCCCGGCTGCAACCGTTCTCAGCCC